ACCACACGCGGCGCACGCACGGGCTCGCCAACACCGTCGAGAGCGTGCAAGTGCGGCACGTCAGCGGCGGCGTCTCGACCATCGGCTTCAAGGGCTACGAGCAGGGCCGCAAGAGCTTCGAGGGCACCAGCAAGCACCTGATCTGGGACGACGAGGAGCCGCCCGAGGACGTCTACACCGAGCAGCTGCTCCGCACCACCACCACCAAGGGCATCACGCTGATCACGTTCACGCCGCTGCAGGGCATGAGCGAGGTCGTGACCGCCTTCCTCGAACCGACCGAGGCCGCGCGCGAGTTCAAGACCTACGTGCAGGCCGGCTGGAAACACGTCCCGCACCTCGATGCCAGCGAGACGCGCGCGCTACTGGCGACGATGCCGCCCCATCAGGTCAAGGCGCGCACCGAGGGCGAGCCGACGCTGGGCTCGGGCGCCATTTACCCGATCAGCGAGGAAGACATCACGGTGCCGACGCGCGCCATCCCGCCGACGTGGCGCCGTGCCTACGCAATGGACGTCGGGTGGAACCGCACCGCCGTGGTCTGGGGCGCCGAAGACCCCGGCTCGGGGGCCATCGAGCTCTACGACGTCCACTACCGGGGCCACGGCGAGCCGCCGTCGCACGCGGTGGCGATCCGCGCGCGCGGCGAGTGGATGCTGGGCGCCTGCGACCCTGCCGCCATGGGCGCCAGCGTCATCGACGGGCGCAACGCGATGGATATCTACGTTGGGCTCGGCCTGCAGCTGACGCCGGCGGTCAACGCGGTCGAGGCCGGCATTCTGGAGGTCTGGACGCGCATGGTCAGCGGCCGGCTGCGGGTGCAGGCGCACCTCGAACCGTGGTTCACCGAGTTCCGGCGCTACCACCGTAACGAGAAGGGCGTCATCGTCAAGAAGCACGACCACGCGCTCGACGCCACCCGCTACCTCGTGATGACCGCACGCGAGATTCTCCAGACGCCGCCCCAGCCGCGCCGCAGCAGTGGCGGCGGCGGTGGCGGCAGCGAGCACGCGTGGCTCGGCGCGTGATCGGGAACGCGCACACTCTGCGACGCTGCACACGTTGAAGGCCCGGGGCTCGCTGCCCACACGTTACGTGTGGGAGGGGTCAGCGGGTCTCGGGCCTTCACTTTACGCGCACACACGCGCAGATTGTCGCCGTGGCGCAGGACGACATCGACCTCGACGACCCCGCCGAACGCGACGCCGTCGACGACGGCGAACGCGAACCGGAGGTCGACGACGCGGTCAGCGAGATGAAGCTCTGTCTGGAAGCCGAAGGCGACCAGCGCGAGCTCGAAGAGGCCGACCTCGCCTTCGACGCCGGCCAGCAATGGCCCGACGAGGTCAAGGTCTCGCGCGGCAAGCAGGTCATCGACGGCGTCGACATCCCGCCGCGCCCGATGCTCACCATCCCCAAGCTCGACCAGCCGGTGCAGCTGATTGTGAACCAGCAGCGGCGCGCGCATCTGGGCATCAGCGTCCACGCCGAGAGCGAGAACGCCGACCGTCAGGTCGCCGAGGTGCTCGAAGGCATCGTCCGACACATTCAGCGCAAGAGCAACGCCGAGCTCGCGCGTAACTGGGCGTTCGAGCGCGCCACCAAGGCCGGACGCGGCTACTACCGCATCTACACGCAGTATGCGGACGCCGCCGGCGAGGGCGCGCACTGGTCGGATCAGGAGATCGTCATCCGGCGCATCCTGAACCAGAGCAGCGTCTACCTCGACCCCTACGCCACCGAGCCGGATTGGTCAGACGGCCAGTGGGCGCTGCAGGGCGGCTTCATGCCGTGGCGCCTGTATCGGCGCGCGTTCCCGCAGTCGCGGTTGGTTAATGCCCTCGGCGAGGGCGACCGCTTCGACCTCGACCAAGCCAACATTGAGCCGTCGTGGATGTCGGCCGACGAGACCGGCAAGGGGCTCAAGGGCGTGCGCGTCATGGAGCGCTTCATCGTGACGACGCAGAGCCGGCTGCGCGTCGCCTATGTTCGCGAGGGCAACAGCGACGAGCTCGTCGAGGAGTATGTCGACGAGACCGACCCGAAGGCGCGCGCCGCTTACCTCGCCGGCCTCGGCGACCGGCTGCGCGCCCAGCGCGAGACCGCCGAGCGCACCGTGACGTGGATGAAGCTCAACGGGCTCGAAGTCTTGGAGCGCGAGACGTGGCACGGCCGGTGGATTCCGATCATTGCCGTGATCGGCCGCGAGCAGTTCTACGACAACACGCGCCGGTGGGTCGGCGTGATCCGCCCCAGCAAGGACGGCCAGCGCCTGTTCAACTACGCGGCCACCGCCGCCGTCGAGAAGGAGGCGCTGGACACCAAGGCGCCCTACATCGGCTACGAGGGCCAGTTCAAGGGGCACGAGAGCGCGTGGTCGCAAAGCGCGACGCGGAACTTCCCCTACCTGCAGGTCGCCCCCGTCACCATCGGAGGCCAGCCGGCGCCCTTCCCGCAGCGCAACACGGCCTCGCCGAACCTAAGCGGCTCGCTGTCCCTGCTGCAGGCAGCGGATAGCTTCATCAAAGCGTCGACCGCCTTCTATGACCCGTCGCTGGGCAATGCCAACGCGAGCGACAGCGGCCGGAAGGTGCTGGCGCTGCAGCAGCAGAACGACGCCGGCAACAGCCATTTCTTGGACAACCTCGCCGGCATCTCGATGCCGCACGAGGCGCGCGTGCTGCTCGACCTGATCCCGCACATCTATGACCGCCCGGGCCGCGTGCAGAAGATTCTCGGCAAGACCGACACCGAGCCGCGCGAGGTGATGCTCAACGCGCCGTTCGTGCCGGGAGGGCCGGAGGGCCGGCCGCAGCCGGTTGACCCTGCGCTGGTCGAGCAGGGGCTGGCCCCGCAGGGCGTGAAGAAATACAACCTGCGGCAGGGCAGCTACGCCGCCGTGACCGACATCGGCAAGGACTACAAGAGCCGGCTGCGCGAGGGCTCCGACGAAATGGCGCGCGTGCTCGAAGCGGCGCCCGAACTGCTCAAGATCGTCGGCGATATCTACTTTAAATTCAGAGACTTCCCGGGGCACACCGAGATCGCCGAGCGGCTCAAGAAGATGCTGCCGCCCGAGCTCCACGACAACCCAGACGAGCCCGACAACCCCGAGGCGCTGAAGGCGCAGCTGGCCGCGCAGCAGCAGTCGCTGGAGGAGCTCAAGAAGGCGTTCGACGACGCCATGCAGCAGCTGCAGACCAAGCAGGTCGAGGCCGGCGCTCGGGTGCAGAGCGAGCAGGTCAAGGCGCAGGCGCAGCTGCAGCTGCAGCAGATGCGGCTCGACGGCGAGCGCCAGCTGGCCGAGATTCAGGCCGGCGTGACGCTGCAGATCAAGCAGATCGAGATGGCGGTGGCCGAGCGCGAGCGCGCGCTGGAGGTGGCAGCGGCGCGCGAGACACGCGAAGACGAGCAGCGCCACGAGGTCGCCATGGCGCAGGTCGAGCAGCAGATGGACGCCGACGTGCAAGCCGCCGCGCACGCGCAAGCGCTGGAGTCACTGGGCGCCCAGCAGGACTACACGACCCGCGCGCGGATGGCCGACGCAGAGGCCGAGGCCGCACGCGCCGAGCGCGAGGCGCCCGAGGCCGAGTAGACAGAACGCGCACACACGCGCAGATTGTGCGCGAGACCGACGCTGTCACGGCGTCGCAGGAGATTGGTAGTGGCCCTCAACGAGCTCATGCCGGCTGACGCCGGGATCGACACCGAAGAGTTCAACAACGGCGCGCGCACCGTCAGGCGCGAGACGCCGGTGGATGAGTCGTCGCCTGACCGCGACGCGTCGTCGGTAGATGAGCCGTCGGAGGCGCCCGAGCGCGCGAGCGAGGCCGAGGCCGGCGACGACGACGCCCGGGCCAGTGAGGCCGCGAAAGAGCTCAACAAGCGCAAGCGGGGGCTGGAGGGCCGCAAGGAGACCATCCAGAGCCAGATCAACGCGCTGGTGCGTGAGCGCGGCGAGGTCGAGCGCGATACCGCGCGCGGCCGTGCCGAGCGCGAAGCCCTGCAGCGCGAGATCGACAGCCTGCGCCAGATGCGCGGCCGCGTCTCGGGGGGCGAGGATGTCGACACGCGCAGCTTCCAGCGCGACGCCGACGACCCGCGTGGGTTTGACCCGCGCCGGCCAGCCGCCGACGCCGACGACCGTCAGCCGTGGAGTGACCCGCAGGACGCACGGCCGCGCGAAGAAACGTTTGGCGACTTCGCCGCCTACGCGGAAGCGATTGGCCGGTGGGGCGCCCGACAGGAAGTGCGGCGCGCCGAGTATGGGCGCCAGCAGCGCGAGCAGCACTCGCACCGTGAGCGCTGGGAAGCCGACCGACAGAAAAGCTACGCCGAACGCTATCAGTCGTTCGCCAAAGCCAACCCGACTTTTGAGCAGGAGATTGACAGGGACGATCTGCTGCTGACCGCGCCAATGGTCGACGTCATCAAGGACTCCTCGGTGGGGCCGCAAATGATGTTGCACATGGCGCGCCATCCCGACGACGTCGACCGCATTGGGTCGATGCATCCGGTGCTCGCCTACGGCGAGATGAAGAAACTCGAAGCGCGATTGGAGGGCGCCCACTCTGGCTCGCCCCAGTCGTCCCAACACAGTAAGGCCCGACCGCCCATTAAGCCAGTGGAGCACGCGTCGAGCCGCACCTCGGACGGCACCGAGATACCCGACGACGACGTCGACGTCGACGAGCACATCGCACGCATGAATGCGCGCGATGAGTCGCTCCGTAAACGTGGCGTCAAGAAGGGCTACGGCCTGCACGTCTGAGGCAGAGTCGTGCGCGTAGGCGCACGGGAGAACCATCGTGGCAAATACAATTGCGACGGCGCGCTGGGTCACCAAGGAAGTGGCTCGCGGCTTCGTCAACAGTGTGGTGTTCATCGCGAACGTGAACCGTTCGTATGACGACCAGTATCAGCAGGCGGGGGCCAAGGTTGGCAACACCGTCAACGCACGTCTGCCGCAAACCTTCATCGCGGCCGACGGGCAGGCCATGCAGCTGCAGGCCATTTACGACCAGACCGTCCCGATCACGCTGACCAACCAGAAGCATGTCGCCTTTGGCTGGTCAAGCGCGGAAGAGACGACCGAGCTCGACAACATCCGCGAGCGCTACGTGCAGCCGGGGGCCGATGCGCTGGCGAACGCGGCCGACGTGCTGGCGTTCCAGCAGGTCTACCGGGACGTCTACCAGTCGGTGGGCACCCCGGGCACGACCCCGTCGGCGACCCTGACCTACCTGCAGGCCGGCGTGAAGCTGTCCGACAGTGCCACCCCGCTGCGGGGCCGCGTCGCGGTGCTCGACACCATGGCCATGGCGACGATTGCGAACACGGCGTCGAGCCTGTTCAATCCGTCGGCCGTGATCAGCGAGAACTACCGCGAAGGCATGTTTGGCCGCAAGCAGCTGGGCATCGACGAGTGGTATCAGGATCAGAACCGGCCGGCGCACACCACCGGCACGTTCACGTCGTCGACCCCGCTGGTCAAGGGCGCGAGCCAGACCGGTGCGTCGCTCATCGTGGACGGCTGGGCCTCGGGCGCGAGCTCGCTCAAGAAGGGCGACATCTTCACCGTGGGCGGCGTGTTTCAGGTCAACCCGTCGGGGAAGGCGAACACGGGTCGTTTGCAGCAGTTCGTCGTGACCGCTGACATTAGCGACACCGCCGGTGAAATGACGATTGGCATCTCGCCCTCGATCATCACAAGCGGCCAGTTGCAGACCGTCAACGCCGCGCCGGCCGATAACGCGGTCGTCACGGTGCTGGGTGCGACGGCGGCGTCGTCGGGCACGCTGGCGACCACGGTCTCGCCGCAGAGCTTGGTCTACCACCCGGACGCCTTTGCGTTCGTGATGGCCGACTTGGTCAAGCCGGGGGCCGGCGCCAAGGCGAGCGTCGCACGCTCGAAGCAGTATGGCTTCTCTGTTCGCATGGTCGAGCAGTATCAGATCGGCAGCGATCAAAACCCGTCGCGTCTCGACATCCTGATCGGTGCCGCGACACTTCAGGCGCGCCTCGCAGCGCGTGTGTGGGGCTAACTCATGGCACTCGTGAAAACCACCGCGTCAGCGGCGATTAGCGCCTCTGACTCTGTCGTCAATCTGACCTCGGCCACCAGCGTCACCGCTGGCCGTCTCCTCCTCATCGACAACGAGTTCATGAAGGTGCAGGCGTCCTACGTGTCGGGCACGGCGGTGCCGGTGCTGCGCGGCATCAACGGCTCAGTGCAGCTGGCGCACGTCAGCGGCGCCACGGCCGTGCATGGCGATGCGGCAGACTTCGCCAATCCACCGGCGCAGTCGGCGGCGGCGGTGAACGCGCCGCTCAATCGCGTGCGCGTCAAGACCAGCTACGCAGCGGCGGGGGCGATTGCCCTGCCGAGCGCCGGCACCGATGCCATCGCGGAGATCATCGGCACCGGCGCGCTCGCGATGACGCTCGCCAATCCGGCGGTCGACAACGATGGTGACCTGCTCATCATCATCGCCAACGGCAAGGCGGCGCACACCGTGACGATCACCAGCGGCATCGGCAACGGCGGGGCCAGCTTTGACGTCGGGACGTTCTCGGCGTCGCTGCAGACCGGCTGCATGTTGATGGCCATGAATGGCTACTGGGTGCTCGTCGGCAACGGCATCGCCGGCGCCACCGCTGCGACCGCTGGGCCGCTCTGGGCCTAGTCGTCGGTTAAACACCTCGCCAGCCCGGGCCACAGAGACGTGGCCCGGGTGTTGGCGCAGAACAGGAGAGACCCGTGGCGGTTGTGATCTCGCAAGACTCCGAGCTCGGCAAGGAACTGGCGCGCTGGAACGCGCCCAAGCGCGAAGGCGGCATGAACGCGAACGGCTTCGAGCCGTATCCCGCCATGTTGTTTCGCGCCGCGCGCCACAGCACCGGCAAGGTGATGTGCGGCCACCCCGGCGCCGCCACCGGCGACGCCGAGGCTATGGCGTTTACCAACCAGTGCCAGTTCATCGTGCAGGACGCCGAAGAGCACGCCAAGATGCGCCGCGCCGGCTGGCATGAGTCGCCGCAAGGTGCGCTCGATGCGTTCGAGCAGGACGAGCGTGTCACGGCTGACGCCGCCGCCGAGGAGCAGTTCCGCGTCAAGCGGATGAGCGACACAGCGCAGCGCGAGTTCGACGCCGCGCAGGACGCGAGCGACTTCCACGACCCTGACCCCGCCGCGCCCAAGAAGCCGGCGCCGGCCACCACCGTGCTCACCGAGTCGCAGGTGAAGGCCCGGAAGAAACGGTAGAGGACACCCATGGCCGCAGATGCGGTGGTCTATAACAAGGCGCTCGCGATTACCAAGAGCGACACGGTTAACTTCACGCAGGACGCTGCGCCCTGCGATGCCGTCTACATTGGCGGCGCCGGCATCGTCGTGGTGGTCTTTGAAGACAACACCACGGCCAACTTTACCTGCATCGCGGGACAGGTGCTTCCCGTGCGAGCCAAGCGTGTCAACTCTACGACCACCACGGCGACCTTGATGCTCGCGTTGTATCGCATCTAAGGGGCGTGGGCGTCACCGTCGCAAAGGAGCGCGATGACGGTCAACGATCTACTCACCGCCAGCCTGCGCCGGATCGGCGTGGCGGCGCAGGGCGTGACGCCGCAGGCCGAGTCGATCCAGCAGGCGCTGCTGGCGTTCAATGCGTTCGTCGACGGGCTCGGCGCCGACCGCTTGACCCTGTATGGCGAGACGCGCACGACGTGGACGATCACGAGCGGCGTGCGCGACTACGCCGTCGGGGCCGGCCAAGTCATCAACCGCGTGCGGCCGGTGTTTGTCGAGCAGCTGGGCGGCGTCTCGCCCATCCGCTACATCGACACGTCGCAGTCGACGCCGCAAGAGAACCCGCTGACGCTGCTGTCCGACCAGCAGTGGCGCGCCATCGCGCAGAAGACGCTGCAGGGCGTGCTGCCGACGTGCGCCTACTACCAGCCGACCTACCCCAACGGCACGATTAGCCTATGGCAGGTGCCGACCTCGTCGACGCTGCAGGGCGTGCTCTACGCCCCGACGGCGATGACGGAGTTCGCCCTGAGCGACACCCTGAGCCTGCCGCCCGGGTATCGCCGCTTCCTGCTGACTAACACCGCGCTGGAGCTCTGCCCCGAGTTTGACCGCAAGGTGCCCGAGGGGCTCGCCGAGCAGGCGCGCCAGTCCAAGGCCGACATCGAGCGCGCCAACCTGCGCCTGATCGACATGGCGGTCGACGCCATGTGGACACTGAACGGCGCCGGCGTCTACAACATCTACTCCGATACCTCGACGCGATGAAGTTTCCGCTCTTCGTCAACGGGTCGTATCGGTCGCTGTCGCCGATTGCCGACAACGAGCAGACGATCAACTGGTATCCCGAAGTGATGGAGTCGGAGGGCGCCGTCGCGAAGGCGGCGCTGTATCCGACGCCCGGGGTGTCGACGTTTTGCGAAGTGGCCGAAGGGCTCGGAGGGCGCGCCGCGTTTGCGATGGGCGGTCGCTGCTTCT